AGGAGAACTAGGTAACGAGTATGACATAGTGATGAAACGTGGTTTGGGGGTCGGTCAAATCAGAGGTAACTCTGAATTACCAATACTTTCAGAGATGTTAAACGCAGATTTCCCCGAAGAAGAGTTCAGCGAGGCTCAACTCCAAAGTAGTGACGAGGCTAGAATAGACCCCAACGCAAGGCAACAAGATAGAGAGGACATGTTGGAAGTGGAAGACCTTCTGAGAAACGCTCTAATTAGGCATACCGGTAACCTTCTAGATGAGGGAGAGATGCCACCTAGTGAACACGCTACAGACTTGCGTGGCTCGTTAAAAGCACTAAGGCGTGTCAACTTAGGCGAAGAAGAAGCCAAAGGCTCTCTTGGTTACATACCTGCAGATAAGGGAGTATTTGCTGAGAACTCTTTGATGACTCCTGATGAGTCAGCCGTGAGAATGGTAACTATTAGGGACGCAATGCCAATTTCTAGAATGTTGGAGGCTTTCGAGGACACTGGGGAAGATACCAAGGAGGAGAATAAAAACCGACTCAAACAGATGAAAAACTTCAAAGAATGGAGAGCAAAGGCTTTGAAAAAATTAGAAGGTCAGATGCCCAAAACCAAAGAGGACGCTCAACAATTAGTTAGGTACGGCCAATCAAAGAAGGGGCACGGTCTGCAAGCGTGGCTTATCAGCATGAGCAAGATGTTCTACTCAGGTAAGAGACCCTCTCGTAATACACACACTCATCACCCAGCACTGACATCGAATATGCGACTCAACAACATGAGAAACAACGGTGTTGAACAATTGGAAGATGGTTGTGGTATGGCTACCTCTCAGAGTCTTAGAGGGAAAATAACTGGCTCTTATGCACATAACATGATTGGTAAGAAGGGTGCCGAGCACGATAGAACATTGGAGCGTACATTCATGTTGAAATTGAGAGCCAGTCTTTGGGGTCTTGGAGGGACATTGCCGTTACACACTGATGGTGTGACAGTGCTTGAGGACCCCGAGCCGTTCTATAAAATACTACAGAAAGCCCTC